TTACGTCCATAATCCGCTTCCATACGTTCCAAGCGTTTATAGTGCTTATCATAGAGTTGTTCAGTTTCACCTAGGATTTTTCTGTACATAGAGACTTGTCTGTAGGAGAGTAGCCCTCCCTGAGAGTGCTCACCCTGGTTAGCTAAGTCCTTTAGCTTGGCTACCTTGCTTTCCAGTTGCTTTATGTCAGAGAGGGCATCTGTAGTATCAGCCCTAAACTTAATATCAGCATCTGTCCGATTTCTAGCCATCTACTACACCTCCTCAAATTCGTCCTCTTCTTTCTTACCTGTAGTATCCTGTACAACCTCGTCATCATCCATGTTATCCCATGCATGTTTGAAGTCTGGGTCTTCATAGTGTTCAGGCTCATCTTCCTTATAGTCAGGGTCATTAGCAGCCTTAACTACATCCTCTTCCTCTGGGTTATCTAGAAGGTAGTGATGATACATAAGGTCAAATTGCTCGGTTGTCAAGGCTTTATATCTAGGGTCTGTAGACAGAACATTAAACTTGGTCTGTACCCACCACTCGAACCTCGCTTGGCTTGTCTTTGCTATCTCCTTCATTGTTATCTTTTTTATCTGGCTTACGAAAGGATTCCACCCAGTTTCTGTACTCTAAGTAGATAACTTCCCACATAGGATAGTCTACCTTTGAGTTACCAACGTGGAACCATTCAGGTTTCTTATCTAACACTACATCTAGTGTAGAGACAACTGTAGCGATATTGTCTGTGAACTGGTCTACTTCCAACCCACCTTTTAAGCTTGCATATAGACGTCCAATAGCTAACTCATCCATCATATTAGGGTGATGTACTGTGAACATACCTACGAATTCTGGGTCTACATCTGTGAAGTCTGCTTTAAAAGTATGAGTACGTGCATCCCCTTGGTTAATGTCCTGTAACGTGTTAAGTGTAACAGTTTTAATATTCTCTGACATAGTAATACCTCCTTGAGTTTTAATTCATAATAAAAATAGGAGCAGGAGTATGTAAGTTATACTCCTGCTCCCACTATTGTTGGTATTATTAGCTTGCATATAGGTATTGGAAGCTAGCGTTTTCACCTGCGATAGCATTAACTCGGAAGTTCTCACGATAGTTACCAATAGAGCATCCGTGGTAAGAACGAACAATCTCTTTAGTGTACTTATCTACTACCTCGATAGTGATAACATCTTTCTTCAGTACCTCTTCACCCACAGAAGCCATTCCGATACGTGCAAGGTCTTTCTTACGTACGAAGAATCGCTCACATGTTACAGAACCAGTATACTTATTGTGTACGTGTTCTTGTGGCATCATTGAACCGATTTCGTATACACCTTCTGTACCGAAATCACGCTCACCGTCTAAGCCCTGAATCCTACCAACGATTTCACCCCTGATACGGATGTTTATGGTATGACCAGCGTGTACCGTCTGTTTATCTACCATTCCCATAGGTAGTCACCTCCTTAGATTTGTTGTCCCTCTACTAGGTTATTAAACGTACTAGATGGAACAAAGTGAGATGTAACTAGGATAAAGTTGATTGGCTCTGTGATAGCAGCTTCATAATCAACATATACAGCAGTACCTTCGAATCGTACTCGAATGTTACGGTATCCAAGAATTAACTTCTCACGTGTACATTCGTCTAAGACGTTAGTAGCTTCTGTAGTTACAGAAGAATTAGTAGCAATTGCAGAGCTAGAGCCTACAAATGTGTCTTCTAATCTATTTGTAACACGGTCAGAAACTTCATCTGCTGTACGTCCTGTACTGATCTCTACGTTAGGTGTACGTACTGGTCCAAGATACGTTGTTACACCTTGTGCTAGGCGAATTCCACCATTCTGAACTCGTTCCATTACACATACACCTGAAGCGATTAATTCATCAATATCTGGGTCACCTGCTACCAAGTCTACCCCTAAACCAGATATATTGAAGAAGTCGAACGTGATAGGCTCTGAAGTTGGTACTCCAGCTACACGTCCACACACCATAGCAGCAGTCATATATCCTGGTAACAATTTCTTACCACTCTCTACGATTGGGTGGTAAATTGCTGGGTAGCAAAGTACCGCTCTACGGTAGTTCATTGCAGATGCACGTTGTTTAGCTTTAGTCTTATCCTCTGGAGCTTGTGGGTCATCCCCTGCACCACCGAAGAATAAGTACTGCTTCTGTCTACGTGTTTCCATTACTTGCACGTGTGCTGCTGCCTCTGCATGGATAGCACTCTCAGAGGATAGGACACAAAGTAAGTCGAAGAACTCCTTACGTAGTGTACTAAAGTGAGGTGACCATGAAGCAGGTGTAGTACCTTTTTGTCCTCCTGCTAAGTACGTCCAAGGGAAGTTTGCTGGAGTACCCGTGATAGACACATTCACCAATAGGGATGATACGTTTACACGTGTCTCAATACCTATCTTAGCAGACAGTAACGTTTTAGGAGCATTCTTGATAGCTACTGCTGTCACTGTATCTAAAGCAGTTACAGGCATTTTCGCATCAGCCATATTGATGATACGAGCAGAGTATCCAGACATGCTATTGATGTAAGATACTAAAGCATCTACTGTGCTGTACTGTGGAAGCTTACCATCAACAGTTAAGTCTACAGTAGCTGTAGCTGAATCAGCACCAGTCTTAGTAGTCACAACACCAGAAGCTACAGCAATCTCAGCATAAGCCTTAGACCCTGTATAGTTTACTTCTAAGATAGCACCGATGTTATCCCAAGATTCAACGTCATTAGTACTAAAGCGGTATACAGAAACTTTCTTTGTACCTGCAAGAGTACCATCTTCCATCTTAACTTGGATTTCGTTACCTATAGCACCGAACTCCTTAGCAGTCCACTTACCTCCACCTACATCTTTAGTAGCTGCAACTGTTGGGTTAACTAGTAACGTACCAACGATAGATGCACCGCCACCACCTTCTGGTAGAGGAGAGAACGCTAGTTCAACCGCAGTAGGTAGGTCACCACTCTTAAAGTATGCTCTAGCCTTACTTGGGTCTGTCCACCACATTACCTTACCTGCTTCACCAGCATCAGCAGTACCTATTAAGATAGGTCTATTTAAGCTACCAGGAGTAGAGGCTGTCATAGCACTAGTGTCTATGCGATCATAAGCACCTGGATGGATAATTCTACGTCCGTTAAACGTAATACCAGAGTTTTCGTAAGCCATTTAAAACACCTCTCTTATATTGATTTGTACTTGTCTAAACATTCCTGCCACTCTTCTAAATACATCCATTCCGTAGAGCCACAAGTAGACTTAAATCCTGCGCTTGTTACAGCGTCTAGGTTTGTGTGCAACTGAATGAACTCACGGAAATGAATACGAGAGCTAGGAATCTCCTCGACAGGTACTACTTTTGTATCTTCCTTTTTAGTAGCCATTAGGAATCCTCCCTATTATAATACTCTTGATTCACATGGACTTCTGTAACTACATGAAGGTCATCATCGAGTATATCTTTGATAGGGTCTACACTAAATTGACACCAGAAGGTTAATGCTCTTCTGTATACAAACGCTGGTTCAAAGCTACGTACTGGTTCAAAATCTCCACCTGATAGCTTTTGTCTGTAGATGTCTTTCTCATCTATGAGGAAGTCCCTGCCTGATAACATTGCCCACTTAACTAAGTGGTATAAGTCTACGGTCAAGTCTCCATTCTCTGTCCAGACTTCTATCCTATACTCAGCTTCAAACATCGTTCGTACTGTCTCTTGTGCACCACTAGTGTAGCTAAACTCAATAGTAAAGATGTCACCTTCTTCTACAAAGCCCTCATCATGAATAATAATTTTAGACTTTGCATAGTCAACATCATACTGTTCGATAGTCATCCCAGTATCATTATGACGTATACTGTGAACCTTTTGTACATTCGGCTTAGTCAGTTGAATCTCCCATCCTATTGTTCCGTATTTAACAGGTAACCCCACAGTAAGGAAGGATTGGTCATCTCCACTGTACCCCATGTCTCCTAAACCCTCTTCTGTCTCATCCTCTGTGGATAGCATGATAGCTATACAAGGTAATTCAGCAGGTGTTCTAGGGTAGCCTTTCTTTAGAAGAATTTCTTTCTTAGTTAGATATTTGCTTATCATATCCAGCCTTGCCTTATCTAGCTTCACAATTCGACTGATAGCGGAAGGATTCTTTTTAAGCAGGTCTAACTTGTTTTCTATGTTTTCAATGATATAATCCTCGATTAACGGAATCAAGTCTATAACCTCCCCCATTTAAGTTTAACTTTCTTAGGAGTAGCATCTTCAACCTTAGCTTTCATTACTGGTCTAGATACCTCTTTCTCCTCCTGTTTAAACTGTGGATTCTGTATATAGAATTGGTCTTCTCCGTTACCCCATTCTACTCCACGTTTCGTATCCTTTACGAGGGCTTCTAGACTAGCCATATCAACCTGCACTGAAAGTCTCATCTAGTAAATCCTCCCTCTTGATATGGAATTGTGAAGGAAGTCTAACAAAGCTCTCCACCCCTCCACCTTTAGCCATCGTGTAAGTGCCCCTAAGGTCATGTATTGGACCGATAGCAATATACACTGGCTTAGTAGTATAAAGGATTGAGTATCTTTCTTTAGGCTGTAATGCTGAAGGATTGATCCACTCGATATCCTTACCATCGTTAGTCACTAGGTAATCAAAGCCTTCTGTGAACTCCTTGTGTAAGGACTTGACCATGATTACTTTTAGAGCCTGATAATCCAGTCTATCAAGTGCAGTCTCACTTCTAGCTATCACTTCAGAGAATTTAATATCAAAGTCTACAAAAGTGAATTTATCCCTAAACCCTACCATATCTGTACTTAAAGGAGTAAGATAAGCTGAACCCTGTTCATTGAGACCTATGTGGTCTTGGTCTTTGTTACCACTGATACTAGTTACCAATGCTTTAGTTTCCTTTGCACCAAAGTAAGCGTAACCTTTACCCCCACATTCAGGGCAAGCGTAGTCAGGTTGACCAGACCTCATATCAATACAAGGACAGAACATGCCTTGTTCCCATATGACAGTGTAACCTTTTTGTAGTATAGCAGAATCAAATAGTTCGGGCTTTAAGTCAGCCCGAACTTGGTTACCAGTAGGGAGGTTGTAGTTATACGGTTGTGTCATCCTACTTACCTCCTATAGAAGACCCATACTAATACCTAAATAAGTATCTTTTAGGCGTTTCTCTAGGTCTTTCATGTCATCTGAATAGTTCTTAATACGAGCACCAGCACCAGAGAACTCTGGAGACTGTGTAGTACCAATGGATTGAGATAGACCGTCAATACTGATGGTCTGGTTGGCAATACCAGCACCGATGATTAAGTCACCCCATACTTGAAGGATACCAATAGAAGCACGCTTCATAATGTATTCTACTAAGTCATGAGGAATTCTTTCCATACCAGCTTTATAGCTAACTCTCCAGATACCAGGAGCACTAGAGTATTGTCCTAGAGCTAGGGGTAGGAATGAACCATTCTGTGCTATAATCATACTGCCTGCACTTCCCTGTGTAGGGAATAGCTGTATTTGTCCAGGTATATCATATTGTCGTATCCAATCCTTAGGTATTTCCGCTGCATTGTAGCTACCAAAGTTCATTTGTAGTTTGTGTACTTCTACTAGAGGTCTCTTGTGTAACTGCAAGAATCCCCAGCTCATGAAGTCATTTTGGTAGTAATCATGCACTTCATCCTCTATCTCTTGTGGCTCAATGATGACTTGTAACATACGTTGTGTATAGAGTATTGCAGACTTGATATAATGGTCTAGCAAGCCCTCACCCATCTTGTTACCATATAAGTCTTCTAATGGAACCCCAAACAGGTAGTTCTCTACTAGGAACTGGGCATTAATGTCTTCATAATTGACATATAAATCCATGATTACCCCTCCTATTATTTCTTAGCAGTAGTTTTAGAAGCCGTCTTTGCCTTAGGCTTTTCCTCTTCTTTCTCTACTTCCTTAGGCTCTTCTTTAATTTCTTCCTTAATCTCTTCCTTAGCTTCCTCTACTGCGAAGAAGTTCTTTAACTCAAGGACACCGTTAAATACTTCCTCTGACTTAATCTCTCCAATACCATGTTCATCGAATACCACTGTTTCTGTAGATAGTACTGCCTCTTGACCCTTTAACATAATGTTTTGTACTTTTGGCATAGCAAATACCTCCTAATAGTTTATAATAATATAATCAATGTATCGTAGGGCATGATAAAAGGGAGTGAACTAAGTCCACTCCCTCCTATAGGATCATCTATTTATATTAAGCACCAATAAAGCCTGGTACGTCAGCTTTAATATTAGTATACTTCATCCATTTCTTCGGAGCATAAAGTACAGGTACACCGTACATTAAAATCATCCAACGGATAACTGGACCAAGCGTAGCTAAATCCATCTTCATCATAGGAGCTAGCTGTTTAAAGCCGATAATCTCTGAAGACATCTCACCCATAAATGAAGTGTACGTGTTAGCGATTGTTTCACCGTTATCAGTGCGAACAGTAGTCGCTGCACTACCTTGAGACGTTACTGCAAATTTGTCAACCTCATATAATTGGTTGCCATCTTTCTCAGAACGATATACACGGATGTAATCAACTGGGAATGCAGTAGAAGCAGGGTTAGTGATAGTTAACTTAACACCTTTAGCAAGGTCTGCACCAGTAAGTGTTACAGATACAACGTTAGATGGGATAGACTCACCGTGGTCGTTGTTTAATGTAATAGCATACTTGTAAGTACCTCCGCCTTGTTTAGCAAAGTCACCAGTAGTACCTGAAGCATCAATAACTGCTGCTAAAGTACCAGTAGCTGGAGCTTTATAGCTAGAAGCGTTCATGCTCATAGGCTTAGTTTTTGTTAAGAAGATATCAGGGCTGAACTCTACTTCTCCACCGTGAGTCATGAATTTGTTAACAACCACACCAGCTTGGTAGCCTTGTTGTGTTGGCATTAACACACGCTCTTTAGGGAAGAACTCTTGAGAGAACTGTGCCATAACTTCGAATGGTAAGAACATATCAGTTGGAGTACCGTAGTTCTGGATGATCATTTGAGCGCCCCAGTTCATGTGGTGCTCTTCTAAGTAGTTACCTTTTAAGTCGATAGTGTTTTCCTTATCGATAAGGTTAACTAAACCATCCCACTCACGACCTTCTTCTCCACCTGGCTTTAACTTAGAGTTACCCCAGAATAAAGATTGCTCAACCTGTTTAAGCATCCAAAGGATACCGTCTTGGTTTTGTCGAGCTACAACGTTACCAAATGCACTATTTACTAATGTCATTGGATGTGTAACTTCACGAGTAGTACCTAAGAACTTAACGAATGCTGCCTTACGTGCGTAAGTAGAGTCGTTAGTATCTGGTAACATACCCTCACCCACGAACGCTCCTTGGTTACGTCCGTAGTCTAGTAACTGACCGTATTGCTCTACAGTAGAGTATGCAGTCTGTTTAGGAATCTTCTTCCAGAATTTAATATGTTGGTCACCATAAGTAAGAACTTTTAAGCTATTCTCAAGTGACTCAACTCGGAACGCTCCACCGCCTTGTAGCTCAAGAGGGTTGACCTCATGACCTGCTGATAGGGCTTTATTAAGAGCATCCACATCTGCCTGTGTTGCTGTACCGAAACCTTGACCGCCTTGGTTTTCTAAGTTAGGAAACATGTGCTTTGCACCTCCGATTAATTGTTAGAACCTAATAGTAATTTAGCGTTAGCTGATAGGTCACTAATATTAGCACCTGACTCTAACGCTAGTACATCCATAGACAAGTCGCCTTGACCACCTTGTACTGCACTCATTAATTTACCAATAGCCATTGACTTAGAAATACCCTCTTCTTGCTTAGGAGCATCCCCATTAGAAGCTTCAAATGACTTTTGTATAACTTTCGTCTGTGCAGATGGCACTGACTTACGCACTACTGGAGTAGTTTCTACTTTCATCATGCGTTGTGCTAGGTCATTAATAGACTTAGATAAAGTGTTCTGGCTGTCTAAGATTGTTTGGTGAGATTTAACAATACCAATCATAGACTTAGCGATGATTTCATTAGACTTGTTAGTGCTATCAATAGACTTCTGTAACTCATCAGAGTGACCAGTCAATACTGTTGATAAGCCTTTAACTAACTCATCTAAGAATTCACTAACTTCTAGTGCCTTACGAACTCCATCATTAGATTTTAATGTGTCTTCTAATGATTTCTCTACAGGCTCATCTTCGTTAGCATCTTCTTCAGCTTCTGTATCAGCATCTACGTCACCGTCTTCTTGTGGCTCATCGCCACCCTCTGGTGCGCCTTCTTCAGGTGCTTCTTCATTACCTTGTTCAGGAGCGTCTTCAGATACCTCTTCAGGTGCTACATCTTCATTATCCAAACCTTTAGATAATGATTCTTCACTCTCAGCAGTACTTTTCTTTACTGCCTCGCCCATTGCCACTAACTCGTCTAATGACTTGTTGATAGACTCATCTAACTTGTTTACGTTAGCCATTCTATATACCTCCTTAGTTTATAGCCTTATTAATGAAGTCCTCGGCTTCTGCTCTAGAGTAGCCTTTAGTTAACTGTAAGTATACAATTGTTTCTCGTGTAGTTAATGACTTCTTAGCAAGTTTCTCTTTAAGAATTTTCTTCTTCTCATCATTATCTATCACATACGACAAGTTCTTTAAGTCCTTGTCTAGGCTTTCCTTACGAAACGTTTCTCCACCTTCCATATCCTCTGGGTTAGTTTCATAACCTGCGGATAAGGCTTTCTCTACCTCATCTATATGCATATGAGATGGTGCATTGAAGGACTTAACAACCGCTTCCCATGAGGTATGGGTATTAACTGGGTTGGTTGTAATTGCTACATTATAAATTTTAGCCTTTAGGATACGACTTCCATCACGCTCTAAAACCTTACCCTCAACAGAGAAACCTACTTTCCTAGGAGCATTAGACTTCTTAAGAGCTATAGCTAACTCCCAAAGTCTATCTGCCTGCGGTATTCCCTTGAATAACTCACCCTCAACGTATAATCCTCTGTCATCCACTCTACATGTTGGATAAGGGTAACCCATGATTATACTGTTGTCGTGGTCATAGTTGAAATAGCCATGATTTAGGAAGTCGGATATGTCTAAGCCCTTTTGAACCATAGACTCACCCTGTCTATCCTCATCTTCAGTAGAAGCATAACCTCTGATAATGCGTTTGCCCTCTTCTGAAGACTTCTGTATATCAGCATCTGCATTTACGCTAAACTTAAATAAATCTGCCATCTCTTCACCCCCTTGTATCTAAAGTATAAAATCAGTTATAGACCTTATAACACATATACTATTGTTGAGTATACTGTTGGTCTATAGACTGATGTATTTGGTCATCCTCTTGTGCCTGCTGTATCTCCTCTGGACTTTGCTCCTCTGGTGGCTCTTCTCCTGCTCCTGCGTTAGGGTCATTAGGGTCACCTTGTTGCTCTGCCTCTTGTGCCATTTCCTTTTGCATTACGTAGTTTATAAACGTTGGGTCTAGGATAACATCACCATTTTCAATAGGTTTCATACCACGTTGTTTACGTAACTCGTTGATAGTCTTGAATGAGCGTACCTGTTTGTCCTGTACCTCAAGTCTAGATTTCTCAGACTCTTTATCAAGCCCTACAAAGTTGAATATAAACTTATTAGAGAATCTACGGATAATATAGCGATTAATTACGTTAGCTATAAAGCTTAACATTGGTCTTAATCCCTTATCCTTAGAGTTTTTAAGGCGGTCTTCAATACCACCCTCACCTAATCCTCCACCAGAGCCACCTGCACCACCACGGTTAGGGAAGTTTATCTCAGCAGGGTCAATTTGATATACTGCACAACAGATGTTGATAAGGTAGTTCATCCACATCTCGTACTCCATCTCTCTGTTAGATTGAGATACGTTAACGTATTCTAATCCATCAACAGATACTACAGGAGTCTTCCATGCACCAGTCATACCAGCAATTTGGGCAGTCCACTGTCTGCGGAAAGCGTCTAACTGTTCCTTACTGATATTCTGACCTTTGATATTCAAGATACCTTTTGTAGTACCCCCTTGAGAGAAGTACTTAGAGTTATACTCTTCTGCCCATAGATGTGCAGTTATTTGGTGTATAAGAATCTCTAGTTCAGAATGACCATATGGCTGAACATTGATATCAGTTCTAGGATTACGTACAGCAAATGCTAGTTCCAACCCTGTAAACTCAGCTATGATAGAGCCATTCATTATCTGTACAAACTTAGTAGACTGGCTATTACCTTTAAAGTCAGCAAATGTAACTCCTGTCTCTGGTGTAGGGTCATCCATCTCTGCTGCCCTAATAGTAGAAGCATCTACTGCATATACCTCTGCTGGTAGTCCTCGTCTGTCAGGTACTACCTCAAAGTTAAGTTGGTCATAAGTTAGGGAGTCCCTAGTCAGCTTACGTAACAGTGTATCAAAGTTATCTCTACTAGGGTCATACGAGAAACCACAGTTTTCTAAGAATGACTCTAAGGATAGAATCATACTCATCTCTTCATCTGTGGGCGTTGCCTTAGGGTCACGTAGAGTTATCTCAAACCCTACCCCATCTTTAGTAAGTCTGGCTGGTTGGGAAAAACTAGCCACTTGGTTAACCCGTGTTGTAATAATAGAAGCAACCACTGAATTTCGTACT